GTGCTTGAAAAGATTGACCGTTTTTCTGTGGTTCGCGTTGAGGATGTAACACCGGCCATGAGAGGTATTGCCAACGCAAATCGACGCGAATACCGCATTTCACTAGATGAGTGGGAGGCGAGAAACAATCCCTACGACATTGTTAACGTTGGGCAGATTGGTCGTAAATATAACGCCGTTGAGGTTGCTAATTTGGGTAAGGTTGCAGAGTTTTTGGGCCTTCCAGGAGCTGAAAAACGTTTTGTCCAGGAGGATGTTGCCGATAAAGGGCTTCCCGGCCAGCAGCCGTCCCTATTTCGCAAACGTGATGGCGGTGCCGCAACTGAGAAGCCTAAACGTAAGGTTTCCGAGTGGAGTAAGCTTGTGGCGGAAGTCTACAAGGAACTCAAGGCAAAGGACCCTAATGTTACAATTGCTATGGCTGCAAAGGAGGCCTCTAAACGTCGTAAGGCTTAAGTTTCAACGCATTTACTCTACCTTAACATCCTCCACCTTAGTCTCTGCAGGCTTTCCCTCCTCAGGGGTTGTCTCCTTACCACCCTTCTTGCCCGCATGACCAAACTTTCCCTTCACTGGCTCATAACCAGCATCAATCAAAAAGTGAATCGACTTAAGACCAGCTGCCTGCTTCTTTCGCGAGACAATACGGCCATGCTTATTCTTCACCAAGTCAGCCTTCTTCAGACCACCTGAGGTGTGCGTTGCATTACCGTGGAAGACCTGTGCTTTACTTCCGATAATCTTGACTGACGAACGCTTAGGCATTCCTACGTTTTAATGGCTTCCGAGGGAGATGGGGGTGGTTTGGAAGGCTTTGACTTTACGACAGTGGCTGACTATGAGCTCGGCGAAGATGACATACGTAAACTGTTGGGAAATGTGAGGATTATAACTTATCCTGATTTGGCCAAGGAGACACTACAAACCCTCTTTCCCAGTGGAGACGGGCTTGTTGTCATTCTGTTCCTCACGGAATCAAAAGTAAAAGGCCACTGGACATGTCTCAGTAAGAAGGGAAATAACGTGGAATATTTTGATTCGTATGGGATAAAGCCGGATGGAGAAAGAGCATGGCTTGATAAACGGGAAAGGATTGAATTAGGAGAGGTCAGACCACTTGTTCATGAATTGCTTCAATCCCATCCTGGTCCTGTCTACTACAATGAGAAAAAGTTGCAAAAGGGTTCAGTAGCCACATGTGGTCGTCACGTCGTCGTACGTGGATGGAATTTGGACCTACCCATTTCTACTTACTCTAAAAACCTCATTGCTACGGGAAACCCAGACCTAACAGTGTGTGAAGAAACCTTTAAGAAAATTGGAAAGTAAGGAAAGGAAAGGCGGAAAGTAAAGGCTTGTATCATGTTAAATGCAAAGCGCCAACGTAGCGGCCTAGGCCTAGGTGATCTGAACGGCCAACAGATTTCCGCTGATGTTATTCCAGGCGCCGAACCTCGCTATTATACAACGTATCTTGCTGGTAGCGCAGTGGAAGATACTGGTGCTCATGGCGAAGTTGCTCTTTTCCAAGAGATGCGCACTACGAATATCGTCCCAAAGACTAGTGCGTACCAGATTGCTGTTGAAAAGGCTTCAATCGATACGAAAGCTCTTCCTTCGTTTATTGCCCAGGTTGATACAGGACCATCAAACCCTACTAATGACGTGAACCAGCTTCAGTCGCTTGTGGGCTTTGAGATGAATTGGGCGGGATCCTTATTTCCGTCTACGTATAATGGCTCAACCATAGGAGCCAATCCAGTTGACGTTGGTTCTGCAACTGCATTTTACTATTCATTTATGAGTACCGGTGGCTCAAGTCTACCCATCAAATACTCAAGGTCATCTCCGGGGTTTCCATCGACTCTTCTCAATGGTAATGAAAAGAAACTAGCCCCTGCATGTGAAGGTGTTCTTCAAGCTTACATCGAGAACAACCCAAACAGTGCATACTGGCAAGGTCAGTATAACTTTAACCTTGATACTGCTGGTCTTATTGCTTCCTTCAATCGAGCGTTAAAGAGAGCATTTGGCATGTGGATACCCTGGGTTCCGAATTCTCCAGCTGTGAATCTGCCATTCTTTGCACAACCAGAAGCGATTCCAGGATCCCCTGGCAAATACCAGCTGCGTATGACTAAAAATTTTCTTGTTGCTCCAGCAAATATAAGTACTGATCAGATCCTGATGACACAAGCAGTTGCTTATGGAACGTATGGTACCTTTCCTGATTTTTTTAAGAGCTGCGTTGATTTCTATCCAATCACTTCGTATACAAACGTCAACAACATTTATACGATTATTGTGCCATGTACCGCAAAGCAAAATAAACTAATTGCAGACGGACAGGCTCCATCTGGTGCAGCTGGGTTTGGCGCTGTTCTTTATGGCTGTGCAACGGATTATTATGCAACGCCTGTTGTTTCGATTGCAGGGGCGGCTTCAACACAGACTCTTCCATCAAGTACTCAAATTCCTGTCCCCTCCTCAACTAACATTGTGAATGGTGATAACATGGCCACCCTTACATTTGGACTGAGTACCCAGCCAGTAGGAAATGCAAGTGCGGGATCTGTTCCTTGCTTTGACTTTTCAGAGGGTATTGCTTCGACAACAGTTCAGTGTCTTGATACGTCTGTTACGCTTCCTAATATGGAAATGGGGCCGATTTATGTCTCAACAAATCCTACGCGCACAGACTTTTTGACTTCAGCGTGGCTTCTTGGGTTTTTGCCTGACACGGTTTTTAACATGCCTCAAACAAGTGCTGCGATTGTATACGCAAACCGGCCAGTTGCGCCAGCATTCACAACGCAGCTTAATCTTGCTGCCTACAAGCCTCTTCAATGGAAGCCATCCGACGCAAACACCGTCACCAATAATACACCAGTGCCTGGTAGTTCTTATTATTACGGGTATGGTACTTCATACTACCTTGATAATGTAGTAAACCCAGGATTGGCAAATTGCTTTGCAAGTGATTATGATGCACTATTTTCAGGCGACCTTCCCAGTGCTATACTTGACAAGATCATTACTTCAGACACCAGAGTCAACTCAGTTACTGATTTGAGTTTGAATGTTCAGCTTTACTGTATGACGTACTATAACTCGGCCTCTGCGCCGGTAAAAGAGCTTGAGAATATTAAGCCATGGAAAGCAAATGAGATTTATACGGCTGGGACTCCAGTTACGTTTGCTAATCCAGACCCCAATTCACCCATTAACAACCTTTACATTGCAAATACGAAAACTGGAACCATTGATTTTCAGAGTCCGCAGCCGTTTGCAAATACTGACTACTGGCTCTATTGCGGCCCTTTCATTTATAGTAGTGCAGTTATTGGTGCTACTTATTTTGATGGTGAACTTGTGACATATCAAGGCTTTGCAAATCGTTTCACTAAATCTCTGAACAATGTACGTATTAAGGGAACGTTTTCGGGTATGTTTGGAACACCCATGACTCTTGTCCCACGACTGTCTGAACAAACATTGGCAACAGGTGGAAATATTGTGATTCAAAATGGTTACGTTTTTCACGAGTTTACAAGCTCTGGAAACTTTACTGTCAATGGATCTGCCGCGCTTCCTATTTCATGGGTTGGTGTAGGTGGAGGTGGTGGTGCTGGTGGTTCAGGCGTTAACGCTGCTGGTGGGAGTGGTGGTGGTGGTGGCGGTGGCGGACAAGCCGCGCAAGGAACTTCCACTGTGGCTGGTGGTGCAAGTCCCATTATTATTATAGGTCTTGGTGGACTAAATCAAGGGACGCAGTCAGGAGGTACTAATGGAACCTCTACTACGTTCCAAACCGTAACTTTACTTGGAGGCGGCGGAGGTGGCTGCAGCCCGGATCCTCCCCAAATAGGAGCAAGTGGAGGCGGTGGTGGCGGAGGTGGATCATATCCAGGAGCTGCAGGAATTTCTGGTGCAGGGTTTGCTGGTGGCAATGGCATTGCTGGAAACTTCTGGGGTGGTGGTGGTGGAGGCGGTGATAGCGCAGTTGGACAAAATGGTGACTTTGGAAGTGCCGGTGGCGCTGGAACCGTCTTTACTTTGAACGGAAGGACGTATACGCTTGGTGGTGGCGGTGGTGGTGGTAACACTGCAGCGGGTGGCGCAGGCGGCATTGGTGGTGGCGGTAGTGGAGGTGCAACGAATAATGGTGGACAAAGTGCCGTCGCAAATACCGGCGGTGGTGGTGGTGGTGGAGCTCTGTCCACTACTCCCATAGTAGGCGGAAATGGTGGCTCTGGTTTATTTGTTATCTCATATCCTGTTGCGGGGGGTGTTTACTTTGGGCAGTATAATCTCCTTAAGCCGACACCAGTCGTGGGATCATCACCTCCTACGTTTTTCCTTGCCGTAGAGCCAGGTTATAAGGGCGACGTGTTCGAAATCCGAGCAGATGGTTATGGCTTTGGAACCTATGACAGTGATAAGCCTAGGAATGCCATTCATGCCTACGCGCGTGACTCATGGGGCTGTCTCCAGTCTAATGCGACCTCGTTCGTAACAAACAGAGTCTACGACGAGTTTCTTTTATTCGAATGCAATACTGCATTCAGAGACATGTTTAGAGGCTTCTCTGCTACAGCTGATACATATAAGAACCAAGTCACTGGGGAAATATCAACCTATTGGGTCCATGATTTTATTATAGACCCATCAGAAACACTCCGCCCTGCTATTCCATCAGCGTGGTTAGATGCTCAAGTCATGAATGACGGTATCTCGCAAAGCTCACTAAAGTATTTGCCATCACGTATGGTTAGCACTAATACGGCTTCTGTGACTTCACCGCAATATCTGAGGAATTCTGATTCACAGGTCTACTATTGGAGTATCATCTCATCTGAGACAAGCCGATATTCCTTGTGGGACCCTGTTCAATCTATTATCATTGAGGGAAATACAGTTCCCGTCAGCAGTGATAACCTTCCCGTGTCACAGCCTACCATCACACAAACACTAAGCCTAGGTGGTGACTCAAGACTTATCCTCGCAGAGTTTTTTCCTTCTTCAAATCCAGCAGAAGACACCGCTGTCTACGAACCCCAGTTTCCTAGGCAAATCTTCCTTGCTACGGGCACAGAGCTCAAATACTTTTCCTATAAACTTTCGTGGAGAAACAAGTTTACTGGAGAGATTATCCCGCTTATCCTTTCGAGCGTTGGATCAGCACTGATTGTGTTTATGTTTACACCTAAATCATACGTCGTGTAGGGCTTGGAAAGATTACTGTATGGTACTGTATGTGGTTGCAACTCTTTACTCTAAATCAGACTCCTCTTTTGACTCGTCCTTCGAACTCTTCTTGCCCTTGGACTTCTTGCGCCACGCCTCGCGCACTTGGTCGCGCTCCTCGTCACTCTCACTGTACTCCTCTGATGACTCGGACTCGGACTCGACCTTGGACTTCTTGATCAGCTGCTTAGGTGGCTTTCCAGTACCGAGGCCAAGCCTGTTGAACTCCCCTCCAGGGGCGTAAGGATCAGCGACCCTCATCTGCGGCACAGGCTGCAATGAAGATGAAGATGAAGATGAAGAGGATGAAGAGGCAGCGGGCTTCTCCTCAGAAGGCTCCCCAGCCCCAGACTTGTTCTTGCTGTAGCCAGTCTTGCGCTGCTGCCAGGCCTTCTCTGCGGCCTCCGAACGACGCTTGTGCTGCTGCTCTTGCTTCTCCTTGTCGCGCTGGTACGCAGTTGTTACCTGCGTAAGCTGCTCCTCCTTGCGCGCCAAGTCGGCCAAGAGCTTGTTCGTTGACTTCTCACTCTTGCGAAGCTTCTCGGCAAGCTCTTCCACTGCCTCAGTAAGAGACTCCTTCTCGCGGCTTAGGACGCGAACCTTCTTGCTTGCCTCTAGGTCGCCACTTCCCTCCCGGATCTCGGAAAGAGCCGCCTCCATACTCTTCATGCGCTTACTTAGAGCCTCGACCTGAGAGTATGTAGGAGCCTCCTTATAAGTCTCTTCGGCAAGCTCGGTAACTTCCTTGAGTTTTGTAGTCACTGACTCAATCGACAGCTCAAGGTTACGAAAGGAACTGCGTATGGCTACGCTATGGTCCTCGAACTTCTTTGAAAGCCATGAGAGGTTGCTTTCGTTGCCCAAGGTAGTAGCAATAGCCTCGGAAACGTCGCTGGCAATGATATCTTGGATGTGCTCTACAGTCTCCTTTATAGAGACCACATCGGCCTTGAGTGCCTTAAGCTTGGTGCCCGGCGAGCCAGGCGAAGTCATGGAGGAGGCGGCCGGGACCCGGATCACACGCACAGGCGAAACAAGGCCCATGCGGTCTCTCGGCGAGGCTAGCTGAAAGCCAGCCGAAGGGTGGTCGTCAGGAAGGCGGTCCATTTTACTTAGTGTAGTACTCTGTAGGTTGGTATGGGGTGGTATGGGGCAATGTACTCAATACAAGGTAAGCCCACAGTAATGGATAGTAAGAAACGAAACCAAGGGGCAGGGCTCACAGTAGGCTCACGGAAAGACAAGTGAACAAGTGTCCGTGATCGACACCGCCCATAGGGCTTATAGAGGGTACCGGCTTGCCAGGCCAACTCACACGCCCCCCTACAATGTTCCTAGTAAGGTTCCTCAGGCCTTACTATGTCGAGCTTTCCGTGAGCATACCTTGGGCCCTGCCCCCGTGAGGGTGGATCGGCCTGTTTTTGCGAGCCCCCCGGGAAAAAAATATAGCGCATGACCAGAGACGCCTACGCCGCCAGGAAGATTTCGCAGCGACAATGAGAAATTTTCGGGCCGAAAATGAAGGATTTTTTAGTAAGCTTTGTTAAGCAAAAAAAGCTTATACAAAGTTCTAATCTGCGTTTTTTGTAAGGATTTTTTTGCCTTTTTCTTACTTCTATTACCCAACAAATAATTCCTTAGGGATTTCGTATTCAGCCTTACAATACACTTCCGAGATAAGCTTAGTAAAGTGAAATCCTATTACGATGCCCTACTATGGACCAGTTTTAAATTGACTAAGGTAAATCTCATCCTCGGAAGTTGTCTTAAGATAGAAAAGCTGCTAGTCAAGACTTTGCTTTTATCATTCTCTCTTAAGCTTACTTCCGATCCGTGAGATTAACCAAGACATTTTTTTTCCCAGCCCGGAAGACCGAGCCAGCTCCTCGCTCAACCAAAAAAAGACGCAAGTGTCTCTTTCATGAGCTCACGATCATATTACTTTTTTTTGGTCGGATACAATGCCTAAGGCCCGTGTGACTCGCTCGAGCGCTCCTCACAAGCACACTGGTTGCCATCTCTGTACCGACGCTGCCGAATTGTGTGATCTCCATCCCGAGTGCACAGAGTGCATTGCTTTGAACATGAAAGACGCCTTTACGCTGGCCAGCATGAGGCGCGAGGTCAAGAAGGCCGAGGACGTAGCGGCGTACGAGCGTGGCAAGGCGAGCGACATGCAGAACTTGGTCAAGCGTCAGGCCGTCACGCTCTCCGAGAAGGAGACCGAGATCCAGAGGCTGCTCAACATGCAGCGAGGATTCGAGCGCCAACTGCGCAAGGACGCGATCCTGCTTGATCGCGCTCGTGAGACGTACTCGGTCCAGTGCGCCGAGACGGCACGCTGGAAGCAGCACGTGCTGGACCTCAAGAATCAGGTGTCGTCCCAGTCGCGGGAAATCGCGGCGATCGTACGCGACCAGCGACTGCTGGACGCTACACAGGCGCGCATCCTAGCCGACGCCGTCTATGACCCGGCCCGTGACCTCATGGCCATGTTCCAGTCAGTGGGCAACGAGTACCAAGCAAGCCAAGCCAACATGCGCGAGGAGGAGGCCACTGTATAAGTTACGTAAAGGGGTACGGATTCGTTTAAACAAAAATAAAGCCTTCTTTGCAAATGGAGCTTTCAGTCATTATTCGTCCTATGACGCAGCTGGCCATCGTAGAGCATGCCAGGGCAATTGAGCTTATGAAGCAGAACGAGCTACACCTCTACATTGAGTGTATCCTTCCTCAGCTTACTAGGCATCTCTTTGAGGAGGTCATGCGCAGTGTATCGAAGTCCGTGGTCTTTGTTCTGAACACCCCAAGCAAGTCAACGTCTGAGGCGACCCTCTACTGGCGCCACCCGGTCATTGCTGGCGTTGGGCCTGGGTTCTTTCAGCTCAAGAGTGCAGACATAACCAGCGGACTGAACGGGAACATTGACACCACCGTTCAAGACAAAGTGCGCATGTATCTCCGTGAACGAGGGTGGAAGTGCTGGTGGACAATTGATTCGTTTTGCTTCCAGGACACGCAAGACTTTGACATTGTTGAAAAGGGCATGAAGCTGTTTGCGTGTTACCGCAACGAGGGCGCTGGGGAGGCTCTCCTGACGGACTCGTAGAAGTCGTTTTCTTGTAATGTTGAATGAAAGCATCGGGTAAGACCGGAAATGATATGTTTATAGTCGGGATGTAGGAATTCGAACGCGTATGCGAGGCACGATTGGACACCCTTTGAATTTCGTTTCGATGCATATGCTTTAGCAATGTTGAGAAGTCCTTGGGCATCCTTACTTATCGGTATATCCACTTTAGGCTTACGAAGTTTGAGTGGCTTCAGAAATCTTGATGGCCGGTAAGGAGGTTGTAGCCTTTTGTGGAGAGGGGGTCGGAGAGGTCGCGGTTGTTCCATCTATATCAATGCTGGCGTCCAGCGTTTGACCACAGCATCGACTACGAATCCGATGATGGTTGATGACGTGATATAGTTTGTAAAGCAACGCAGCGCCAAAAATAAACCCAGCACTAAGCCCCCCAGTTTGAAGGGTTTGTGTATCCATTCTAATGGTGAAAGATTCTAAACTCCTTGACTTGGTGACGGCGTCGCCAACCCTTTCTAATGGTTCAAAGACTGCCTACACAAAGCAACTACGATCGGTTCAAAAAGCTTTCAATGGCAAAGCACTTAGTGACATCCTTCTTGACCCAGCTTCTGTTGAGCGCCTTGACGCCCCCTTGGCCACCCGTGTCGCCTACACGAACGCACTTAATTCCCTCTTTAAGCGTGAACGCGAGCTCTCATCAAGTGTGCTCGGCTTTGTCAGTGCGGCAGTTCGAGCCGAATGGGCTGATTTGCTTAAACGACTCCACGTTGATCGCGAAGCGCTCGTCGACCAGAACACCCGCTCTGCGCGAGAGGAGAAAAACTGGGTGACAAAAGAGGAATGGGAGGAAATGGACAAGATGCTCACAGATGTAGAGCGTGGTTCGCAGCGCCAGCTCCTCGTTGCGTTTCATTCACGTATCCCGCCGCCTCGCGGTGGTGATCTTGCCCAAGTCTACATTTGCTTTGATAAGGACGACTCGAATTGTAAGGAAGGGAACGTCTTTATGGTCCTTCAGCATCGCCTTATCATTCGAGACCATAAGACTCGTCGTAAGTATGGCCCGATTACGATTCACCTCCCTGAATCACTTGTGATGGATATTAATTACTCACTACGTGAACAGCAGCAGCCCCGTAATTACATCTTTGTCAACTCTTCAAACGAAATGTACCCCACTCGTGATGCCTTTATGACTTGGAAATCGAATACGCTGCGAAAGCTTTTCGGTAGGGATGTGACTACGAACATTGCTCGTCGCGAATTTGCTTCGTCTGAGGATATGAATGCCCCGCTGCACCAATTAAAGGAAAGCGCCAAAGCAATGGGCCATTCGATCGAAACCCATCACGGCTATCGCGTCGTGAAAGAGGGTGGTGGGTGGTTTTCAGATCTTCAAAGCAACCTTCAGAATAGTGTTCAGAGTGTTCAGGATATCTTTACGAAAAAGACACCTGCGCCGCGTTCGACCTCTACGATTCAAGGTGCCGTGGAGCCGCGTGATATGCAAAAAATGTGCGAGCAAGCCTACGCCATCTTTAATGACCGTGTCCCAGTCAATGTCGGAAAATGGGACTTGATCGCAAAGACCCGTGAAGACTTGCTTTATCGGCACGGAAATGTTTTTGTTGTGGCTGTGCGCGGTACACAAGGATCTCCAACCGGCGACGACTGGTCTGCTAACCTTACAATCCCACTCAATGGACTTGCGAACACAGCTCGGTGTCGCCAGGATTTGGCAACTGTGCGAGGGTGGAAGGCCAAGTATGGAGGAGGTACGTGGTACGCTACTGGCCACTCGCTGGGTGGTGCGATTTGCGACGAACTCTTACGGGCTGGCCTTGTTCAAGAAGCCTACACGTTTAACCCGGCAGTACAGACGAAGGACTTTGATGGAAAGCTTCCTAATCGGCGAGTGTATGCACGCGGCGACCCGCTCTATCAATTGTTTGGGCGTTTCACAAGCGGGGCAAAGCTTCAGCCGGCCGACTCTATCTTTACTGAGCTTCGTACTCGCGTATCGCCTACTTACTTTGCAGCAAACGCCCTTAACCAGCACAACTTGTCTGCCTTTGATACACAGGAACTTACTGGTGGGAGTTGTTGTAGTGTCCCTTGTTCTTGCTGCCATGGTAAACTTATTGAACCTGAATTTGATGAACCTTCCAGCAAAAGGATCCGACTACGTGATGGTACTCTTGAGAGAGAGGGTGGCATGGCACTAAAAGGTGTATATGAATTTCAAGCTACCGAACTTACTCGTGGCGATGAATGCTTTAAGCAATCAGTGATGGTTCTTTCTTCGTACTATAAGAAACTAAAACCCGCTATTTCGCAAATACCAGCAGGTGCTGGATTCTATATGAACCCAGAAGACTTTGCCCTAAATGCAAGTGGAAATCCAAACCCGTTTGATTGCTTCAGTTTCATACGAAAGTTTATGGGCTTTGATGCGCGCTTCTACCATGTGAATCCGATGAGTGTAAATGGCGATCCAGTTGATCGCGACTATCGACGACCCTATGAAATATTCACGGATGCCCAGGAAAACTACTACGGGGGGATCATTGATATTAACTTTTTGCTGGATACTGATGACGAAATATTGAGCCACGCAATTGCCTACGTTGGAGACCCTGTTACAAATCGCATTTCCTTTTTTGACCCAATGTTTGCACGAGACGGGGTCCTTACTTTGAGCGAAAAAATTGCGGATGATGTTCACTTTACTATGGACAATGTTGATGAGAACCTAAACCAGATTTTATCAAGGTTTAGCCGTGAAGGCGAAAAAACTAAAAGCGGCTTCAAAGTCGTAGGTATGCCCTACATAGACAATATTATCTATATCGAAACCCGTGTTGATCGTGAGGCAATGGATTGGGAACCAACTCGCGTCACAGTTCCCGACCGAGAGGATCTACGAGACCTTACTGGTCATAAAAAGTCCATTCAACGTAGCGACGAAATGGCGGCCATTAATGACCAGGACCGTGCTACTGTTGAGTACCCGTTCGATCTTAATTATGTTACACCGCCTTACCCAGATCTTCAGGGAGGCCGCAAAAAACGTAGAAATGCCATTTGTCACGGAATCGTGGGCCAACTTTCATGATCGGGTGGAAGCACTCCAGGTCGGTATCGATACTCAGCTCTTATATCGTGAATTATGCGAGTCTTCACCGCGTTCCCTAGTGACGTACATTATGTACCTTCGTAGTGAACTTGAAGTGTATCGCCAATGGCTCAAAATCAAAAACACTAGGCTTAGCCAGACGAACGAAAAGCGGCTCCTCATAATTAACGGGGCTTAGAAGATGTCAAATCCCAGCGTCACGCAAAAGTGGAAACACTTTGTCACTCGAATGGATAAACTCGAGGACCATGCAGACGTAAAGATGATTGTCAATGAATTGCGTGTTGCATCTCATGGATCTCTAGTGTTCTACATTATGTCGCTTAAGACTGAGATCGAAGTGCTTAATGTCCTCCTTAAGGAGCTTCAAAAGACTAGTAAAATTCCAGAGGATATTGGGAATGCCTCGCGCTAAGTCTACACCGAACCCACGAAAACGTACAGTGAGTGAGATTGCAGAGGAATCCATTTCTGAAGGAGGCTATAGTAGTGCATTGGGTTTCAAAGCATTTCAAATTCAAGTCTTTAGTACCCCTGAAAGCCACTCTGTCTTTGAAAAGAACGACCTTCGTGATCCGGATGAGTCGGTTTCCGCGGCCGATCCTAGGCCTTGGGAGACCTCGGCAGCTGCTGACGTACGAGAGACAGCACTCGCTGCTTTGGGGGACTCCGCCGATCCGAATCGTTTCTACACTTACCTATGCAAATCAGAGGACGCCTGCAAAGCCGATACGGAGCACCCACAGCGTTCCGTTGGATGGCATAATGCTCGCTCTTTTTCCATCACTGGGAGTGACTTTGCTTCCGCCGTATGCAGAAATCCCTACAAGAGCGGAAAAAAACTTTTGGCCGGTAAAGTCTCGCCTTCAAAGGATGCGCTGAGCTCCAAGTTTGCACAGTGGGGGGTAGACCACGAGGTTCATGCCGAGGAGGCCTTTGTTTCAGTTCTTGAGCGAACGTGTGAGTCTCCCTTTACTTTGCAGCACCCACACATGTTTAAGCACGTAAGTGCCCAGTGGATCGCTGTATCACCTGACGCAGTCCTTACGCATCACGATGCTGATGGCGAAGTCGTTGTTGACTTGGTTGAGTATAAGGCACCCGCCTTTTACCGCGATGCGCGTTACTTTCCGTACAAAAAGTACGAAAAGCTTGGTAACATTCCTCCGCATTACTACGATCAAATTCAAGGCACACTGTGGTTGATGCGTAATTATGACGTATTTCCAAATGGCCGAACGGTGCGAGGCTGCTACTTTGTGGTTTGGCAGCCTCACGCACTATCCGTCATTTATGTGCCGTATAAGGAAGTTTACGCAAACGAGCTCGCTGAAAATTTGAAGAAATTCTACTTCAATAAATTTCTTCCAAAGTGCATTGAAGAGTTGAAAGCCCAGAAATAATTACTTACCCCTCTAAAAGGCGGGTAACACTCGGGTCAACTTTATTATTAGGCTGGAATCCTTCAACCCCGAGCTTTGTCTGCTGGTGCATTACAGGCACGGGCTGGCCATGAGGGTGTGGATTCGAATGCTCACAGCCCAGCATATGACCCATTTCATGCGAAACAAGGTACTGGCGATATCCATGTAAGTCAAGCTTTGTCTTGTCAACTCCGTTCAAGTAATTCTTAGCGTTCAGTTCAACAATCCCATAGTCCGGATAAGAAAGAGAGAGGCCGTATAATTCTGGTCGGTCGGGCACAAGATAAAACGTCACGTCAGGCTTTTCATTGGAAAGAGTAAAGTCAAATCCTTTTGCTTTCCATCCCGCTGGGTCATGAACGTAATGATCAATTTCATTGAGAAACGTAGCAGAGTCATAGTCTACCTCTGGTGAAACCTGTGCCCAAACCTTCAGTTTACGCCGATTTGTAAACTTTCCCCCGCAAATGCCATGAGGACGAGTAATGTACTCGTAACTAGAAATTTCTGGAGTAAATGACATACTAACAATGGATGTTGAGTTGTTGCTTGATAGTGTGACAAACAGCACACAGGCAGCCGACGTACTAAGCAATGCTGTTGCAACACCTTCTCTTGCTCATTTAAAGGCTGCATCAATTGTCATCTTCTTTATGCTGTGTAGGGATATTGGCAAATTCGTCATACCACGCGTACTTGAAAGGCTTGCGTCATCAAGCCTCAGTAGCCTCGGTTCCCCGACCCTTAAGAAGGCGGATTAGTTAGGCTATTCTAACCAAATTTCTTTACTTTGTACTATATATCCCTTCTAATCGAATAAAAAAAAATGGTAAGTGATAAAGACCCCGGCATTACGTTCGAGGAGACAATCGATATGTGCCCGCCGTTTTATGGGGTTGAGCGCGACGACAATCGAATCGTTACTGGTGATTTACCGCCCCCGGCTTCTACGCTCTATGCGATGAATGTGCCGTCTATCCCGGACCGAGATTTTCTTATTAAGTACCCCCAGGGAATGTGGAGTGGAAAGTCAATCGCCTCTGATACCGACTTTCGCCATCTTGCTGGCTGGGGTTCTAATATTAATTTCGTAAAGGATCAAGACGTAAAGGCTATGGCAAATCTTGGCCAAGAGTTTCAGCGCATGGCCGCGCATATTCCTAATATTCGCGAAGCCGAGCGTGAACTTGAAGGCGAGATTGTCTACGAGCCGTACACAAGCATGGGACGTAGGGATCAGGGCCGCGAAAAGAGGCGCCTAAACGATCTTTCTACGCGTCATGCTGAGCTTCTGCAGAGCGGAGTGCCTCGTCACTCTCTTTTGCACATGGAAAGCCGAGTAAACGCTCTTGCTCTCCGTGAAGCGCGTGCAAAACAGCAGCAGGAAACGATCAATAACTTTTCTAAGCGTACGGAAATTGTTACTGGCTCTACGCGGGGTGCAGTACAGACTTCCATCACTCCTGGGCACCCCCTCTTTACGAAGGGCTTTAAAAATCGTAAACAGTTTGCACGTGATGATTACCTTAACCTGGGTCCGAGAAACGAGGACAAAATTAAGGCAGCAGTCGAAACTGGGGCCTATACCCAACCTGGGCGGCATTTCATCCTTTAACGTTAGTATAGATACATCTCAACCCGCATTAACCCAATCTAATCTTTTCTTTCGATCCTTTACAGACTTATAGCCGTAGCCTCGTTCGTCTAGGTGGGCGGAAGAAGATGTCTCACCGGAAGGGAATGAGGCGTGGCCGTGGTCTCGCAGAAGATTGGGCTGCTTTTACGCGAGGTGCGCAGAAGGCATTTTCGAGCCCCCAGGACTTTGTTAACATTGTTGGTAATGAGCTTACGAACAGTGATAGCAAGTTCCGTCGTGACGTGTTGCCGGTAGTGAAGCAGGCCGCCGCGGTTGCGGGTGTTCCACTGCCGTTTGGTGGGCGACGCAAGGGGCGCAAGAGTGCTAAGGGCCGTAAGGCGCATAAACGTCGTTAAAACTTAATTGCGTTTCACTTACAGACCGCTACCAGTGTGCTGCCGCTTACGGGCGCCACCCTCCATTCCATACGGGTGCCTCGACATGTGCATGCCCAGACTGCTGAGCGTGCCACCACGGGCGCCGCCAACCAGGCGACGCAGCTGGGCCGTCGTCACACCCGTAGAAACACTAGCAGACTCAACGTCGGCCATGTTCAAGATGGTCTTGCGAACGGCGCTCTGGCCGCGCACGGTCTCAAAGTAGCCCGAGTTGACTGCAATGATCGTGAGCTGGTACGACGAGTACGCATCAAAGAAATGCTGCGAGTTGTCAAGCGTGAGGTTAAGCTGGATCGAGAAGTTGCCCAGCGTGCCAGGCGCCAGACCAGGACTGAGAGACACATCCTGGCCCATACGCAGCATGAGCGGGCCGCCCGTAAGCTGCGTCGTTGCGCGCGGCACAAACTTATTCTGCCCAGCAACATTGAAGAGGCCACTCGACTGCGGCCACAGGTCACCAGTACCCGTCGACGTCTGGTACGGCACCTTAGACCCGCCCAAATTCCACGACGCCGTCGACACAGGGACAGTGGTGTTAAACACCTGATTGCTTGAACCGCTGTTGAAAATCGTAATGGTACCACCACCAAGAGCAATTGGGGTGGTAACGCTGGCGGCCTGGGGGTAAATAGGCGACGGGGGCTGCGCAGACGGGCCGAACACAATATAGCCAATACTCGTACCAGACTGGCAAGTCTGGAGTCCGTTTAGGAACGACCACTCGCCATCAATGCCGGTAATAAGAACAGGCTGGCCAGAAACAGGAGAAACCCACTGAGGATTGTTTGAGCGGTAGTAAACAGTGTATGTCCAGTTTGGAGAAGGGTCCGCGGAATAAGCAATAGTAACTGAATTTACACCACCCCACACCTGACGTTGGCCAGACGTAACACCGCTCTGAACTGACCCATTCGTAAGCTGACGACCGCTTGCATTTGCATAGCCCTTCCAAGTCTGATAATCCATGTCAAGACCAGCCGCAACACTGCAGGTATACAGCTCATACTGAGTCATATTCGAGCACAGGTTGCTAAAGTTATCAAACGTAACTGCGACACGCTGAATCGGGACATACGTCTCGTTCTGAAGCTGGCAGCGCGTACGAGCCTTTACGTAGCACATAATAAAATCAGGGATCGACGAGAGCGTGATTGTCTGGCTCTGGATATTGTACTGAGTCGCCCTCGGATCGGAAACAAGGTAGCTATTGGTGTAACGCGGAAACTCCATATACGGAACGTTGCTGATGAGGGGAAGGCTCACATCAGGACCAGGCGTTAGGAACTGAACAACCATGCGAGGATTCAAGAAAGCTCCCGTCGTAGTAGGCGTGTTAGCGGGCGCAGTCAGCGTAACGCCGGAAAATGCACCTGTAACACCAGACGTACGGAGGATATTACCACCAGCCGGGTAGTCGCAGTTCGTACGAACCACGCTAAACGGGGCATACGAAGTCGGCCACCCACCCTGCTGAATCGACTGGCAGTTCGGCGAGGGCGTCTGGATGTTCATTGTAAACTGGATGTTCGTGCAGCCATAAAGACCCACGTTGTTAAACTCGAGCGCGTCCTGGTAAATAAAAGGGCTCATAACCATAGGCTCGGCAACCTGGTAAAGGAACGAAGTCGTAATAGGAAGATTCATTGCCGACGGCATAATTTGCACACCACTGGGAAGGATCTGACCAAGGAGCTGAGACACAGTGTTAATAGGCTGGCAAAACAGGTTTGCCGCGCCGTTAGGGAGCCGATCAGACGTAACATAAAAGAGCCCAGATCCAGAACCACCAACCGTGACGGAACTACGCTTCACAAACACACCAGCCGAGTTCACCACCGCACCATACTTGAACGTGATCGTGAAAGACGTAGCCGTCGTCATGACGGAGGTGGAAACGACATAGTAGCCGTTCCAAATGGCCTGAGCTCCAACAAGGCCAGTGATCATGAACTGAGAACCAGCTACGAGAGTTGACTGGGCGGCACTGCCTCCTTGCACACCCGCATTACTTACGCCAAAAGTAAGAGTGGCGGTACCAGTCAGCGAGCCTGACCCAGGATCATCAACACACGTAATTGCAGTTGCTGCAGGCAGAGTAACTGCAGCACCCTGGAGAACACCACCCGGGATCAGAATAGGACGACCATTGATGTAATAGACTGCCTGCCTGTTCACCGGATCAATGTAAGCACCGCAGTTATTGGGATCGTCAAGAAGGCGCGACCCATTTACGGGGTTGTAAAATGTGATCGGCCATGCACCAGTGGGCACCTCTCCAACGGCAGGGCGCTGCAGGTTGAAAGTGCTCATATTACCGTTCGTTGACTGCACATCATCTGAGTTCCACGCATACTGGTCAAACTTAGACGGGGTGGTGCGAATACGCTGCGTATCACGAGTATTCGTGAGGAGAATCTGCTCCTGCAGAGTGTCGCCGTTCGTCGTGACACTGCAGTCGTTGATCGAGCACGTCATGCTGTTACAGAGCGACTGGAGTGGAAACGGGCAAAGGTTAAAGTTCACACCAGGCTGGGCAATCTCGTAGTAATCACCCTCGCAGGCAGGGAATGAAGGCAGCGTGCCATTTGAAGGGAATGCATATGCGGGAATCGTACGACGGTACATATCAGATTCAGGATTTGACTGGAGCTGAATATCGATAGACGCAGACCCGCCAAAGTTGGGGTTCTGTCCATACGTAGTCGTAGCAGGCACATAGACCTGCGACGGATTAAATGCGCCATCCGTAGGATCGCACGTCAGGGTAGGCCAGATAGAAGCCTGGAGAAACACACCAGACTCCCATACAATCTTACGATCGACAAACACGTTCAGCGAAGGGACGAGGATCTGGTACGTGTGCTGAGAATTGCTAGCCGCGAGTGCGTTGAAAGGCGCGGTCGAAACGCTAAGCGCTCCCTTCTGGACGCCGTAGACTGGAGGCGTCTGGATAAGACGCGCATCATAAATTGCTCTGCATAAGGGGAGATTGATGTAGTGAAGGTTAGTATATCATTGTAATTGAAAAGGGTATCTGCCTAACAATCTACGCGTATTACTGTCACATCAAGTGTACTTACACCTTCTCGATAGAAGCCATTGTAATATTATGCTAAAGCAATTTTTATTTTCTCAGTCTCGGAAGTGGTGTATAGATCGCCCCCGAGCCCCCGCCGCCCGCCCCTCTTCTAAGCCCACTTCCGAGGATGAGCGTATGCCGGGGGTGTATGGAATGCTCGGGAGTTTCGGTTTT